CGTTACGCTTGTGGAATTACCCAATAATCCCATTGCAGTAACATTGGCAGAGGTTGCCAAAGTATTCATATCGCTAACAATGTCAGAGGTAGCGAGAGTGTTCATGTCGGATACGACATCAGCAGTTCCTAAAAGAGCTAGGTCGGTAACTACATCAGCAGTTCCCAAGATGCCCAAATCGGTAATTACTGCTGAAGTTCCAAGCAATCCTATCTCTGTGTCAACAGCAGATAGGGCAGCAATTTCAGTTGAAAGTCCAGCAACAGTTGAAACATCAGTCATTGACTGGTCAAATTCAAGAGCTGTTCCAGCACTATTAACTGACAGTATTTTACTAGCTACTAGGTCAGGAAATGTTAGGTTATAAGTATTGGCAGTTGAGGCAGCAGCTTTAGGAGAAAACTTTAAGTTGTCCTCGTTTTGTTGCATCATGGCAACTATCTTGTCTAGTTCCGTATTGAGAGTTTCCACCGAAAACGATCCAGAAGCTGGAAAGTCAGTTGATCGGGCAATCGGCAAATCTCTGTAAATTGTATATTTGTCGTTAAGTGTAGCTCCTCCACCCAAAGTAATAGAGCCACCACCAGTAACTCCAGCTCCAGCAACCGAGTATTGCGCTGCACTAGATGGTGATGTGGCGTAGGTTAGAGTGGCATCCGTACCACTAGAATTGGTATGAATGACCTTTAGATCAGTAGCACTGAAGAACTCAAAGCCAACTGAAAACGCAGTTTGTCCATTAGAGGCAGTATACTGTACTCTAGGACTGGTATCTGATATCGTAATACTTGCCATTAAAATCTTAATCCTTTTTCTACTTGGTCAAATAAGCTGTCCAGATACCATACATTCTGGAAAGGTATTAGTCTACGCACATTCTTTGCCGAATAATGCGTATGCTTACCCCTTCCCCAATCCCACATGAGATCGGATATGTTTCCTATTTGAGAGGAAGTTGGGCCGAACAGACCAAATCCAGACATAATGTTCTTTTGCGTATAACTGCTGTAAGGTCTAGCAGCTCCCAAAGTTGGTCTTAATCCAATTTTATTGTCAGTCAGTCTTTCAAGAATATTATTCATGTCAGAAAAAATTCCACCCAAACCACTTCTATCAAAGGCATCAACAATCTTTTGTCCGAAAGGTTTTTTCGCATAGCTTCTGTTAAACGCTTTTTGACGGGTAGCATCCACCATTGCTCCAGCAGCCAACAGCATTAATGCGCCACCGAAGAAAGCTGCATCTTTTTCTTGCATACCCCTCATCAACATTCGTTGAGTTGCAGCAGCAGCAAATTTCTTGAACTGAACAATTACGCCACCCATTTCCGTATTGAACCATAAGGGAACTTCGCCTTTGCCGGGTGTAACGATTGTAATGTTTATGTCACGACCTAAGGCATTATGAAACATATCAGCAGTAGCTTTTGCTTCTTCATCCCACATCTCCGTATTGGCGATGCGAACTTGTTTCCAGTCAGCCTTGTTTGCTCCCGTTCCCAATCCATGCTTTTGATATTGTTCCCAAATCTTTCTAGCAGCTACTTCATCAATTCCTGAATTAAGAAGTTTTGCCTTGTTGTTCTTACTTATCTTTCCTTTAATAATCCAGTTTTCTATTTCTTCCAGCATACGAGTACCGTTCACTGCACTCGCCCAGCTTTTCATCATAGTGTTCCACGGGTTCATTAAATTAATGTAAGTGAAATACATATTGCCAGTACGACTAACGCCCTTCTCCAATTTATTAAAAACGCCAAAGGCATTTTCCAAATCATACATAGACATAGCTCTGGAACCTAGAACCATATCCAATGCTTCTCCTGACAAGTATGCTTGATTACGAGAGAGCTTTAATACTTCCGTGCTTAAGACATTGGTGAACATATCCCACGATGTTCTGAATCCTCTGTTGATTCCAGAAGTCATAAGGATACGGGCAACATCTGGTACTGCAGCCAAAGCTCCAGTTAGCATTGTCATTGAGTTAAATAGTTTTGCCATTCGTACTCCACGACTGAAAGCTCGTTGAGGATCATCAGCTAATCCATATGTTCCTCGAAGTAAATCCCTACTAGCTTTTAAGTCTTGTACAACTTCATCTCTTTCTTTTTCTAATTTTTTCTTATTTGATTTTGATCTTGTTTTGGTAATTCTCTTATTATATTCTTCGACAATTTGATTTATTCCTTGAGTGTATCCAGAATCAGGCGCCCATTTAAAACCTGACATCATTGGATCACCAAATACTTTTGTTAATTCAATATCAGGAGCAACTGAATTAAAATACAGTCTTTGAAGAACAAATAAATCAGTTTCAATAAATCCTAGTTCAGCTAGTCTTTCTTCATCAATTTTACTTAATCGCAATTCCCTTGTCCTGAAGTGTCGTGAAATAGCTAAAGGATTACTGCTCTTGGAATCAAACCGAACATAAGGCTGTGCCGACTTAACTGATTCAAGTATTTCTTCTATCGCTTCTTCTGTTAGTTTTGGATTTCGTGCCTTAATCATAGGAATTACTAGGTTACGAAATTCTTCCCATCTCGAAGTAACTTGATCCCGTAACCAAACTCTATTGACATAGTTTTTAGCTAATGATCCGTTAGCTTTCATATACTCTAATTTTTCTTCTAGCTTTGCTAATGTTTTTTTTAATCCACCTAATTTTGCTCCTTTTGCAGTTTTCATTAAATTTTTTGTTATTGATATTTGTCGTTCAATATACATAAGGGGAATACCCAACTCGTCATATTCCTTTCCCAATGAATAAATATATTTTTCACTGACTGCTGCAGCTTTGGCTACTTCGTCAATCTTTGCCAAATCACTTGGACTGCCAATGCGCTTTAAAAAGATTGCTCTTTTAAATTGACTGAAGGATATAATTCCTTCCGTATCCTTTTGCATATACAATCCTATTCTTGTCTTGGGAACTCTCTTACCCATTCGCTGAAGATACATTTTATATAAATCCTCTATTTCCGTTTCAGCTTTAAAGACCTGAACTTTTCTACGGGCAATGTTTCTTTCTATTGATTGTTCACTTGCAATGTTCTTGAAGTTTTTAACTTGATACAAGGGATTTTCCAAGAGCTTACCAATAGCTTCTTTTGCTGTCAATGAACTTGACTTTAATGTTCTGAATATGGGTGTCCACATTCCCTTCTCTCCAAACCATCCTAATCCCGTCTTTGCTATTTTTTCCATTTCCAGCCATTCTTTTTCTGAAAAGGTTGTTTGTATTTTAGCAGCTCCTATTGATCCTTCAAGAAATGGACTTTCTGGTTTAATAGTTTTGGGAGCTATAGAAGAAACATCTTGTGCAGCCTTGCTTACTGCATCATCAAGTAAATCAATCCTATCTGCCCTCTTGTCAAAGAGCTTGAATATTTTTTTTGCTTCTGGACTTGTTCGGGCTATTCCCGGAAATATGGCTGGTAAGACAAAACCACCAGCAGTTATAAATGTACTTTCTGTTAATGTTCTTGCTTTATCTAATTTTCTTTTAATTAATTCTTCTCCACCAAGAGCTATTCCTACCTTACTGCTTCTAGCCATTTTGCTTCCAGTAAAGAAAAATTTTCCAACTTTTGAAAACATTAGCAGTGCAGTAGGATCGGTTAATCCTCCTAGTATTCTTCCAGTAATGTAACCCGGCGAGTTAGTCGCATATTCATCTTCTTCTTTTTTTCTTGATAATAACCAAGATGTTTCTTCAGGAGAATTGGAGTGCATGAAGTATCCCATATCCTCATACACATCAACTAGTTGAGGATCATTGAAAACATTGTATGCTTCGACATCTTGAAATTGTGTTCTTTTCTTTACTGTGGAATCAGCGATTGCCATTGCAAAAAGATTTTCCTTAAAAAAACCAAGATGGGCGCTTTTACCAAAGTTTTTAAAATCACCCCAAGCCCAAGTTTGATCAGGAGTTATATCAATAACACTAGCTGGTTTTCCTATTGTTGATATAAAATCACCCATTAATCAGTATACCGACCTTTATCTTTCATTAGATCAATGGTTTCTTTTATTTGAGATTGTGTTTTTGTTGCATGGATTTTGGTTTCTCGAGATGGTGTTTCTCTATCAGGATCATCTTTCTGTACCCATATTTTTGATCCTTCTGACCACTTCTTAAGATAAAACGCATCTTGTTCCAGTCTATGAAAAAGACCAGTTAATCCATCTTTTTTACGAGCATTGGCATCCAATGTCATTTGACCTAATATTGTGTCGGTATCTTCTGTACCCCAAACACCTAAATATTTTTCAAAATTACCAGTTGCCATTAGGTTATTAAGATGCTGATAAAATTGTGTTTCATTTCCAATCCATCCATTACCAGCCACATAAGCCATATCTACCAAAGGTAGAAACAAGTAACTATTCTTGGCATCTGTAAAGTCAATATCTGGATAAAGAGATTTAACAAAACTTTGTTTTTCTGGAAGAACAGTATCTAAAAATACCTTAATGGAATCTTCCATCTTTAAAAATTCAGAACCATTCAAAAGTCCTTCCATTGTATATCTGCTTGATCCATCATTATTTTGAAAAGAAAGAATGGCATTCATAGCTTCATCATTATTAATGCT